ACTCATATTCCTCAGCACAATCTAACTTCTCATCAAATAGCCCTACCTTGTCAAACAAGTCTTTACGATACATCAAAGTACCTCCGTGAATAACATTACTTGAAAGCATATCTTTTAATGTTGGCTTTGCTATTCTAGGACGTTGAAAGATTTCGTGTAGCGTATGTTTATTAATTGCGTTACCATGAATGAAATCAAATCCTTTCATAGCCTTTACGCTGTCATGAATCGAATTAAAAGTTAACATATCATCATCACATAAGTACTTGACATATTCACCGCTTGCAATCTCAATACCTCGATTAAGATTATATCCAACACTTTCAGTTGACTCTGATAATATCAATTCAATCTCACCTTGATAAGACTGTTGATGTACAGAATCAATTGCATCTTGTAACCATCCTCTGTCATGGTGGAATGGTATTATTATACTTACTTTCGGGTGTAACATAGTAGCCATACTTTAGGTCTTAATTCTTCGTAATGTGTTTGATCCCAATCTGAAAAGTTACGTTCAAAATCTTCGTGTTGCAAATTGTAAGTGTGATACTGGTCAATTGGTATGTTGATACCTGTTAAGATAATGATATTCTTTTGTGCAATTGCTTTCATATTCTGACAAGCTAAGTCGAAATCTCTGCAATTGTCAAGTACTGCCATTGCGCAAACAGTATCAACTTCCAAGCCTACAACATTCTCAATTGCGCCGTGAATACAATCAATACCTTTAATTGGGAATGCATCCAAACCAATATACTTAACATCGTTTGGTAAGCAAGTTTTTAAGAACTGTGAGCCACAACCAACGTCTAAAACAGAACTACCAAACCCACACTTTGTAATATGCGTTTTATAATCCCTTACAACATTTTCAAGTTTTAACGAATGAGAAGTATCAAAAGGCTATGGATATATTCGGCTTAGTTGATTTCTTGGTTGAGTTCACAGGTGAAAAGAAATCTAAGATATTACAGATTGATAAATCAGATATTGAAAAGATGTACATTCATATTGCTAAACTGTACGCATCGTTTAAGCCATCTAAGAAACCACCTATTGATATTGTGTTAGAAGGTCAATCATTCAGTTTAATCAATCCAGAAAAGGTTGGTATAGGATGGCACATGGATTATACAACAGCAGACATTAATGTTGATCCAATTCGTTTAGCTTGTTTACTTTATTATCCAACGGGCAAAGTGTATGGTGAAACAGATATAAATGACAACCTACTTTATCCTATTAAAGACAGGTACGATTTGATAGCAAACCATTTGCCACTAACTACATTCTTGGAAGCAAGCGGTTTTTTTTTGAACAGACAAGCCGAATCAATAAGAGTTTATCAAACGGCAAACAAGATTCTAAAGTTTCTACCAAAGAGAAAGCTAAAAGCAAATTCGAATGGGAATCAATTATAGACTACGTTTCAACTGAATTAAACCTAACATGGAAAGAAGTACTACTCATGAATATTTATACATTTAATCATAGATGTGAATATTTAGTGTACAAACACAAGAAGAAATAACACTTATAAGTATAACTAACTAAACAATATTAAAAATGTCATTAATCAAAAAAGAAACAAGTGCAACGGTAACAAAAGAAAACAATAACTATGTGGAGCTGTTTTACGATACTGAAACAGATGTATTAGCTTATAACGATAGGGATGGTGTGGCTACTCCTATTGGTGGTGGTTCAGGATACACAGAAACAATAGTTAATATTTCATCTGCTCAGATATTAGCGATGGGGACTACTCCTATTGAGTTGTTACCTGTCGCTGGTGCAAATGCTTATTATGATATTGATAAGATTGTTCTAGAATATAATTATAACACTACAGCATACGCTAACGCTCCACAACCAATGCCTTCTATGGGTAATTTTTATGCTGAAATTGTTGTAGATTTTTTAACAAGTACGAATAATGATGTTGTTATTATAAATGACTTTGGTAGAACACCTACTGGAAGCTATGAAAGATATATAATAAATCAATCATTAACTCTAGGAGATTATAACAGTGCTAACCCAACCTTAGGCGACGGTACACTAAGAGTTAAAATGTATTACAAGATAATTACTTTTGGAGCTTAATAAATGACTGAAGCTGAAATCTTATCTAAGTTAAATCTTGGTAGTTCAAAGAGTGTATTAGAAGGCAATCCGTCTAGTCCACTTGCTGAATTATTAAAGGAACTTACACAAGATGTTACAGACCAATTAAAGAAGTCTTTAGATAGTTATGGTGTAGGTGCTTCAATGAATTTAAGGCAGTCAATTGTACCACATAAACAAGCAAAATTAGACGGTGACACTATCTCGGTTGGAATAGATGCAGACTTTTATTGGAAGTTCGTTGATAAAGGTGTGAATGGTGCTGAGGTTAATCATGGCTCACCTGCATGGGGTCAACAACCTGCTCAAACAACATCATTCCATCAAGCAATACTTAATTGGATTCCAACAACGGGCAGTACTTTGCCACAAGGTTTTGATTCTTATGATAGTTGGGCGTGGGCAATACAAACAAACATTAAGAAACACGGTAAGAAAGCACGCCCATTCTTTACAGATGTTGTAAACGATACATTAGTAGAACAACTTGCAAAGCCAATATCTAAGTTATTAGGTAGGGCAATCAAAATAAACATAGTAGAACCATGGCAGTAACAATTGCAACAAGTCCAGCGAACTATTCGCCATCAGATAACCCTTTAGTATTTACGTTTAGTTCAAATCAAACGGCACAGGCTAACTTTTCATTTACAGTTGAAACGTATTTTAACGCTGTTCTTGTTTCAGAAGACCAAGTATTTCCTGAGGTTTCTACTTATGCACACTTTGATTGCTCAAATGTTGTAAGAAATCTAGTTAACGCTCCTACAATTGGTGCATCAATATATCAAAATAGTGGAACAAATGGTGAATATTATATTAAAGTAATTGAAAACTACGGAACACCTGCAATACCACAAGCCAACGCAACGAGTTCTACACTTACAACATTCAAAGCAAGACAATCAGATATTGACTTTGTAGACATTCCGTTGTTCTCAACGTTTGGAGTTAATACATTCCTTACTAACTATCCAAGAACGCAACGAATAAAACATGATTTAGCATCGCCATTTCAATTGAACATTATTACAGATGGGGTTGCAAGTGAATTACTATTAAACTTCTACGATGCGAACGGTACATTATTAGATTCATATGCTCAAACACAAAGCTATATGATTTCACAAGTTAATATTTGTTCAGATACATTAACACCTTTAGCATTGACATTAACGGGGTTAAGTTATTACACGGTTCAAGTTGAGGGTAGTGAAACATTAACGGTTTATCTTGCAACGAATGAATGTAACGCAATGAATACACTTTGCTGGATTAATGAGTTTGGTGCTTACGATTCATTTGTATTTAAACATAACCTAACAACAACAGGAACAACAACATCACAATCTTATGGCAAACAGTTTGGAGTTTGGAACGGTACAACGTTTGAATTTAATACTGCTAAGTCAGGCAATATAAAAGTATCAACAACAACGATTAAGGGTGGTACAATATACACAGATTGGATAACTGAATTACAACAACATTGGTTAACAGAAGCATATCAAAGCGTTACACATTTCATTTCAGATTCAAGTGGTGTTATATTAAATGTTTCAGTTACTTCAACCGAGTTCTCATTTCAGCAACAACGATTCGAAGAACTATTATCAGAGGCTTTAACATTCACGGTTAACAATACTTATAAATCAATTTCGATATGACAGATGAATTAATATCGGATGGTTATAATTTAGATTTAAAGGATGGTATTTCTATTCCTTTAAATATGTCAATTGCTGATGTTACTAATCCATCAAACAGAAAGAGAACATTTAGTAAGGAGGTTGAACTACCTGACACAATGAATAACAATGCTTTCTTTTCTGGAGCGTTTAGTTTTACCACAACAGATAACGGTGTTAACTTCAATGCAACTGCCAAAGCACCAATTGTTTTATTGAAAAGTGGTATTCAAGTATTAACGGGTACACTCCAATTAATCAATGTAACGGTACTTGATACGGTTGTAACTTATAACTGTCGGGTTTTATCTGATACCGTTGATATATTTCTGTTACTTGCTTCTAAAGGAATCAATGAATTAGATTGGAGCGCATACGATCACACGTTGACAAGACCAAACATTAAAGCGTCATGGGTTGCAACAGCAGGAACGGGTTATTATTATCCATTGATTGAACGTGGTAAAGGTAGGCTAGGTAATCTAATCTTTAGAACAACAGATTTAATGCCTTACGTTTACTTTCGTGAAGTATTACAAAAGGTATTTGAGTGGGCAGGTATTACATGGGATTCTGATTTTCTAGATACAAACCAATTCAAGAACATTCTATTCGGTTACGGTGGTGGTGACATTCTATCTTTGAACGCAACAGATTTAAATAATCGTAAAGTAGAAATAGATGCAGGAGATTTTGTATTCAGTCCTACATCATGGTTAAATAATGTACCATTTGGACTTAATATAAATGATTTAACAGTAGTTAGAAATGTGAACTACATAATGGGATTAAGTAATATAAGTCCATTTGATGATGATTACTTTACACGAACTATCACGCAGGATATTCTAGGGCAGTTTGATGATGGTGCAATATACATAAATAAAACAGGTAACTATAACTTGAATGTTGCAATGTCTTTGGATTATGCTTTCGGACTTGGCACAATGACTAACGCTAAGTGGCAAGGTTATGGAATTGGAGTTTATAACAATGGAGTATTTCAACATACTATATCAAGCACACAAGGAACACAAGTTGGATCATCAGGAACGTTTACATTAGACACGAATACAAGCGTCAACCTATATTGTTATTGTGGTGACATTATTACATTCAAGTTATTGCTTTCAAATGTATCTTTAACCCTTCCAATTGGTGTAGCTTTTCAAACATTAACATTTGATTTAACTACTAATACACCAATTACAATAGATTTTACTTCAATTGATACCGTTATAACTGATGGTGGGGTTGTGACATTAGGTAATTACTTGCCAAAAATGAAGTGTTCAGAGTTTTTAATAGGTGCAATTAGACAATTTAACCTTTATGTTTCAGATCCTGATGTGGATGGTGTGGTAAAAATAGAGCCTTTAACAGATTATTACCTACCAACAAACCAATTTACTGACATAACTACACTTATTGATAACAAGAAAGTAATAGATATTAAAAAACAGGGGCAAGTAATCAATAATAGCACTAATTGCTTCAGATGTTTTTGTTTTACTAAATGATTCATTATATGCAGCAATAAAGTTAAAAGCATCTTTAGCGGTATTAAGAATAACATTGCCGTTCTCGTCAATTTTTACCTTTTCAGAATGAATTTTGTCTATTTTAATATCACCGCTTTCTAAAGACTCAGCTAATATAGTTGATACCTCTTCGTTTGCTCTATTGTCAATGTCTTTTCTAATATTATCAAACGTTGTTTTTATTTTATTACTTTGGTACTTAAATTGAGAATCAGTTATTGTACCTTCAGTTTTTTGCTCTCTTAAAGCCGCTATTTGATTTGCTTGATCTTCATTTGCATTAGTTGTTTCATCTGCGGCATCCGAAAATTCCATATCCATTCTTTTAGCAAATGATGTTTTGC